AATAAAAGAATGAAGATGAAGAAGAAAAAGTAAATGGTTCTAGTAAAATCTATCAAAAAATTCACAGCTAAATTAAATAAAACTCAAAAGAAAGCTATGAATAAACACGCTAGGCATCATTCATTGAAACATATGAAGCAAATGGCAAAAGACCTAGAAGATGGAAAAACTTTTGGTCAAGCACATACAAGAGCAATGAAGAAAGTCGGTAAATGACAGGTTTTACAACTACAGCTACTATTATTGAATTAATAGGCAAAAGACCTATAAAATCAAAAAAAAGAAGAACCAGAAAGAACAAAATGCCCTTTAAAGGCAGTTTAAAGGCGGTACAGCGACTTTTGCCCACTAGAAGGATAAAGTACTAGGTGTAATCCTCAACACCTCACAGGAATGTTTTTTTCAATGATTTGTTTGATTTGATCTAAACATTCAGTTAAACCCCCCTTGACCACAAAGTGAGGTGTACCAAGTGCTTTCGATTGTACCGCCCACAACTTTTGAGAATCAGACAACCTACCCTTTTCATTTTTCAGTTCAATATAAAGAACCCGCCCTTCTGGATATTCAATAATTATATCTGGACAACCAGATTTCAAACCCATTTTTTTCATCTTTGCATGATAGGATATAGACCTTTTACCCTCATTAGGTACATGAAAATGTCTGAAAAAATAGTATTTACCTAGATAGTTTAGATATTCATTACAGGCTATTTGAATGTGTGATTCTTTAGTCATAGGGGATAAACCTAAATTTACCCCCTATGTGCATAGTAGAATTGGAGTTCTTACTATATTCCTACTTTGAGGACTGGAGGAACATTATTAATGTATCACAGAAAACCGTTATTTTACAATACTTTAAAAAAAATAAAAAAATTACATTTGGTGTTTGACTTATGAATAAACCTAGTTTAATATCTAGGTTAATAATAATAGATTGGAGTTCAAAATGACTAAAATTAGAGATGGATATATTTTTCAAGATGGTGAACACTTTATTGTGGAAGCCGAATCTAACAAAGCTGTAGCATTTATTGATAGACTTTGTGGTTGGAAATGGAGAATGTTAACTTGCACATCTGAACAAGATGTTCACATTACAACCGATAAAAATACTATTATTCAATTAATCAAAGAATTGAAAAATGCTTCCTTCAATTTCGATAATTTTTTAGAGGGAGTAAATTAATGGATACTTATACTTGTTCAGCATGGGGTACACCAAGAAAACAAACATTATCTTATGAGGTAAAAAGAGCATCTTGTTATAATGATGATTGTTTTGGTACTCAATATGCAAAAAAATTGTTTGGCAAAGATATTGTCAATTATTTCCCAAAGAAAGTAAAAGGCAAAAGAAAAGGTGATTACAAAGTTTACCTTGAATGGGTGAAGGTAAACAAAGGTGGTTTTCACAATCGTAGGGGAATGGTTGTAAATTACAAAAAGAAAGCTGTTCTTAGAACAGATGATGACAAACTCATTGCCATGATTGGGGTTGACAATGGAAATGTCTTACTAATTGCTAGTGATTTTGAATTTTCTGGTGTTTTAAATACATCTTATTTTACAGAACATAAAAATTGTGGCGACTATGACAGCATTTGCCATATCGTAAATTCTCAAGATTGCATCAGAAAATGGGAAAAAAGATATTATGCAAATCAATTAAATCAAAAAATTGAGGGGGATAAATAATGAATATTGAAATTAATGATTATTTTTCAGAAGTAACAATTAAATATGAAGGCAAAGAATATTGGCTAGAGTTTGGACACAATGATGTTTCTATGTGGTCTTTTACACAGGCGGGTGAAGATGTATGGGAGAGTTCTTTGATAAGAGGAAAATTTGCAGTCAATACTAATAGAACACTAGTTTTGAAGAAATGTATTGATAAATTACTTGAGGGTGAAAAAAGATGATTGATAAACCTACAAGAATTGGAAATTCGGAACTTTACAATGCTAGGGTTCTGAATATGGGGGTAGCTAAATATTTTGATATTGTAAAAGAGTATGTTGAAATATTGAGTGAAACAAGGGAACTGAATAAAAAAGAATTAGAAAAGAATGGAGAAAAAGCAGAACTAAAT